GCATATCGGCCGGAATTAAACTTCTAATCATCTGCATGGATTGCGGGTCTTTCGCGACCTCTTCGGCCAACTTAATTGCCGCCAACCGCTCACGGCTCTCACGATCCCGCTTACGGTTTTCCGCATCAAGGATAGAATCCTGATTTTTCTGTTGGGTTTCCTGTTGCCGGACCTGCAACTCAGCCATCTTTACCGGATCAGGTGCAGCACCTTGCAGTCCTTGAGCACCCTGCGCTTGCGCCAATTTGGCTTGCGCCGTTATCATCTTGGCTTGAGCATCCACTTGATCCGACTGTATCTTGGCTTGGATCTGTTGCAATTCTGGTGGCGGTGCCTGTTGTGCCGATGGTGGCGCCAAGAATTGCTGCGGGTTGCTCCAGCCAATGGCTTGCAGTGCCGCGGTATCAATCGCAATCGGATCGTACATCGACGGGTTCTGCGCCTGTAATTGCTTCAACGCCATAATCTTCATCACACGTTGAGCATGGCTTGCGGTATTTGGATCGGCTTGCGGCACCAATTCGCAATTGTCCAATGCCCGTAAAAACGTCTGTTCATCCCATGGTTTTGCCGGACGCTTGTTGCGCTGCCAAAAACTCTCAGGGTTTTCTTTAAACAACCGCGCCAACATTTGAAACTCTTCGGCTTGCGCCGCGTGCATCCGCTTATGGACCGAGTTCATCACCTTTGTGGCTTGCTCAATCATGGCCAATGTCGTGCCAACCGGCGCATCCGCTCGGCCCTCACCAACCTGCTGCTCCGACGTGCCGCCAATCCGCATACCCATTTCCGCCATGCTTTGCGTCAACGTCATTAGGCCGGCGCCAACGTCTTTATACGGCAGTGGCATGACGGCTTGGGTAATTGGCATACCGCCCGTCTTGACCAGCGCACCACCGCCAGGCGGGACGCGGAAGATGTTGGTATTCTGTCTTGCACCCGTGTCGGCGTATAAAAAGCCAGGGAAATTGGCGTACATACCGGCGTCGAGCATTTCGCGCAGAGCGGCCGTCAATGCGTTGGTTGTGTTGCCAAGAATATGCAAAAGACCCAAATCGTAAAAACCCATGCCAGGCACGAACGTATATTTAACAAAATTAACACGGGCTTCGGGCAGTTCTTGATCGTCTTCGTCGTAATTGCGAACGATGGAAAGGATCTGCTTGCTTGAGACATCGATGGTAACTCGGTACGGTATTTCAAGACCGCTCTCTTTGCCCTTGTACCGGTGTTCAAATCCCTGAACATTCAGTTCGCAATAGCACTCGTAAATCTCACGGTCGCGGTCGTCAGGGTTGCTGGTGCTTGCCGAAATGCCCTGCTGCGACTTCTTTTCCAATTGCACAGCGTCAAGCTTGACCTGATTAGGCAATGGCAAATCCACATCTTTATAAACGCCAAGAATCTGTAACCGCTTGACAACGCTTGGCCGCATCAGCGACCGATGGGTAATACGCTTGGCATTTCTTAAATCCGTCGCCTCGTTATTAACAATCAGATCGTCGGCATCAACCGACTCAATGACCGGACGATTTCGTAACGGACAAAAGTAACCCTTTTTAAACGCCGTACCGCCAAAGCCCAACATCAACAACATCCGGTCGGTGTCAGGGTAATATTCTGTAGCGACAGCAGTTAGGAAATGATTCATATCCTCTTCAAGAGCATTAGCGTCCTGATCTTCCTGCAACGTCGCATTGTTGTTGTCGTCGCGGATCTTTACGGGACCATCCGTAGGCAGTAATTCGGATCGTGCATTGGCTTGGAATCGCAACACAGCTTCGAGCAGGAGCGGGTGCCGAACGCGAGACATACCTTCAACGGGTGCAGCGTCGGCTGCGCCGGCCAGTCCTGGTATTTCAATCTTGAGGCCAAGCAGCTTGATACCTTGAGTCCGGTCTTCAATCCACTCTTGTCGGCTTTGGATGTCATCCTCAATGCCCCTCAGCAGTTCGCTTGATATTCTCGACAGTTCCAATTCATCAATGTCGTCGACCAAATTATCAAACCAACCCCGTTTAACCCGCTCACCTGCCTCGCCCAAAGGTCTACCGTCGAGGCTGACCGTTACCGACCCGTCATCGTGCTCGATCTTCAAGATCGCGCCGTTCTGGTCGATTTCCGGCATATCGCCGCCACCTTCGGCCATTTCAATGATAATATCAGCGCCTTCCGGCTGCTCAGGATGGTCTGGCGCGGCTTGACGGATATTAGGATTGAGGTCAGGGACTAAGGGCATGGCGATCTTTCCAAGTTAGGACAATAGAAATACCAGTAAATCACGACGGATACAACGGCGCAGGTTCTTTGGTCGGTTGACGCCGCAATTCGTCCAGTTCGGCCGTCCGTTCCGTCGCCCGTTGCATCATGCCCAGATCGCGCAAATGGCGAAGCGCCTGACTGACGGTATCAACCAAATCGTCGTGCTTGCCCTTCGGAAAGACGCTGACCTGCTGGATAACCATATCCGCCCAGATCTTATCCGGCGCGTACACCATGCCCTCGTCGAACAAGTGCTGCACCGAGTACAACCGCGCCGACTTGTCATACCGACCCACCGGTTGAAGCTGAACGGCAAAGTTTTCGTAAGCATACAGCCGGCGCAGTTCTTGGCTGACCGAGATCCCCGCGGCCGTCGACTCGATCAACAGTTTGTCGACCTTCATCTCGCGGCAGGTTTTGGCCACCCTGTTGACCAGATCGTGCAGCGATAGCTTCTCTTGCCACGCATCGACCAGCATCACCTTCGGCAACAACTCCCCGTAGGTGCGTTCGATCTGGATCGTTCGGCCGTCGGGACCGTACATCTTGTTAGCGTTGCTAATGGAGTCAAACGAAAAGACGCCCCAGACCGTCAGCGCCGAGTAGTCGCCTTCCGCCTTCTCGGTGTACGCCGTATCGAGCGAGGCGAGGATATAATCAAACTCAGGGAATTGATCCTTGTCGCCCTCCCATTTCAGCCACGTCTCCGACCGGATGATGCCACCACCGCGAGGCGCCGGCTCTTGCTGCATCTGTCCGGCAAACGCATATTCGCCCATGATCTTACGGTCGCGATCCACCACATCCTGCGGGAACCGTTCAGGGAATAGCAACTCACCGGCTTCGGTCCTGATGTCGGTGTAGCCTAGCTTGGTCGGTAGATCGCGCAGCGGATCGTACAGCATTGGCAGCATAACATGGTCGTAACCTAGCTGTCGGTCGAGGATCTCGCCGGCAATGTCGCCTTGATGGAGGCGCTGCATTACCACGATGATCGAACTTCGGTCGGGATTATTAACGCGGGTCGGCACCGCTTCGAGGAACCAGTCGACCGTCGTTTGCCGCTGCTGATCGGAATTGGCGCCTTCGACGCTGTGCGCGTCGTCGATGATGACAAAATCGGCACGAGCACCCGTGATCGATCCGGCAGACGTCGCTTGTCGCCATCCCGTCGCCGTGTTTTCAAACTTGGTCTTTTGGTTCTGATCGGCCGTCAGCTTAACGTGTGGCCACCGTTCCTGATACCATTCGGACGTTATGAGGCGCCGCATCCGCATATTATCGCGCACCGCGAGATCCTGACTGTGCGAGGCGCAAAGGAAGCGCGTCGACGGCATATTGCACGGACCCCAAACCCACGCCGGCATAAAGACGCCAATCAGGAGCGATTTCATCGTGCCTGGCGGGACGTTGACCAGCAGCCGGTTGTACGGCTTGCCCTCGACCTCTTGGCCGTCCACCATCGCTTCAAGGTGTTCGGAGACAAAATCAATGTGCCAACCGTGGACGTAGGGTTGACCAGGCTCGACTTGTTCCCACGCCATCTTAACGAACGTCGCCAAGGACGCCTCGCACTCAATCCGGTCGCTGTCGAGGAGTTCGGCCTCGATGTCGAGAAACTTGCCGCCTACATCGAGCAGCATTACTTGGTCGATCCCTTGGCCGCGAGTAGCGCCTGACGGAGCGTTTCACGCTGATCGGGGTCGAGTTCACGCCAGTCGACCTTCGAGACCGCTTCGGTCTTGATCGCGCCACCGTCAGCACCGGTCACTTCAGTCAGCGTTTTATCCCCGTATTTTTTTGGTGCCATTTTGGACGCAGCCCATTTTCGGGCATCCATTTGCAGCCGAGCGAGGTTCGCATCGGTCGCCGTGTCAGCGATTGTCACGATTTGCGCCGCAAAAAGATCAGCTTGTTTCTCGCGTGCGCGCGCGTATTTCTCCGCAAACGAAGGGTATTTTTCTAACCACGCATAGACCGCAGCATTTCCAGGCATACCTTCCATTTTGATGATTTGATGCAAAGCATGACCATCCGCAATCAAATTGCAGATTTTATCCGTAATTTCCTCGGAATACGTCGACAAACCGTGAATTTTGTCGGTTTTCGTAGTTTTTGTCATAACGCACCTAAAAAACGAGGCGACTTTTGCCGCCCCGCTTTAATACCATTTAATGGGACCGATTAAAAGTCCGGCTTATGAGCCGGTGCATGACCAGCCTTGCGAAGCGCAGCCTGACCGAGAGGCGTATCGGCGAGCATACCGAGCGCGTGGAGGTATGTATCCATGACGGCTTGTTCTTCGGCTCGCTGTGCCTCAGACTTTTTACGAGTGGCAATGACTTTGCGTAGGATCTTGACATCAAATCCATTTGATTTTGCTTCCTTATATACTTCAGAAATTGATTCGGCCGCTTGCCGCTTTTCTTCTTCGAGAGTTTCAATACGTTCGACAATAGAGTGCAGTTCAGAGTTCGACATGGGTTTTCCTTCGGTTTTATGGCACGATTGCCGCAAATACATTAGCACAAAAATAATTTAAAAAAAGTGCATTTTTTTCTATTTGACGTGTTGACAGTGTGCAGAACCTTCACTATCTTATTTTTGTAAGGTTGATTTGAAACAAACATAAGGAGATTGAGAAATGGCCAAGATAACCCTCGCAACCGTCAAGAGTTTTATGAAGAAGAACGAAGGCAAGCTTTTCGTGAAGGCAAAGTCAGGCTTCGACGGCATGGTTGATTGTGTGATGCCGATTGAAGGATCAAGCTTCAAGCCCGCCCAATCAGCTTACAATCCTTGCAAGAACAACTTCGGACTTCAAGGTGTCTGGTTTGTGTTTGGTGGCGACTCTTGCAGCGCCTACGAAGACGACCAGTTCATTGGTTTCAACGTGTGGAATTGCTGCGGCGAATTTAACATTGCCGTCAAGAAGGCAGCTTAACGGGGCTTCGGCCCCACCCCTTTTACCTTATGGAGATTTTCTAATGTATAACGTCTTTCTCATCAATTTTGGCAGCATGATTTACGAAGGCTTGAGTTTCGAGGCTGCAAAAGAAAAGGTTTTGAACGCGGGATTCGAAGCAGTCATCCGCTTTAACGGGACGACGGTCTCATATTTTAGCCCGATAACAGGTTGGAAGAATTACTAACGGAGCTTCGGCCCCACCCCTTTTACCTTATGGAGATTAAAATGGAACAGGCAGAATTAATCCGGCAGATTAGAAAATATGGCGAGAGAAATTACGAAAAAGACGGTTGGGATTATCTGGTCGAGTGCTACAGCGATCAAGAAATTATTGAGCAAATGGGCAACGCGAAGACGCTGTTAGGTGCAATACGCAAATTGTCTTGGATATTAAAAATAAAAAACGAGTATCGTAGTGAATGTGAAGCTGGCGCACAATTTTGGGGATCTTTTAATTAAAAAAAATTCAAATACCCTGTTGACACTGTGCAGAACCTGCATTATCTTATTTTTGTAAGGTTGATTTGAAAAAGATGGAGATAAAGATGGAATTAGTTAAATCAGAAGGTTTGGTCACCTTGCACCGCAAAGAAGGTTTTGGTGGCCGTTGCACCGCTCGTGTCGAGTGGGTTGTTTCTTACAATGGCCGCATCGTCGCAACATACACCACAAAGCGCGAAGCTTTGGAAATGTTTGCAGCTTACGCATAATGGGGCTTCGGACCCACCCCCTTAACTTTATGGAGATTAAAATGACATTACAAGAAGCAGCAAAAATCATTGGTTACAATGGCGGCAACCGCATTTGGATCAAAAACATGGTTTCCGCTCTGAATATGTGCGCTTGGCAAAATACCGCAGAACAATGGCAGCGCCTTGAAGCCGGCGAAAAGATCCTGAACAACTGGTCGGCTTATTTGACCGAGTGCCAAACCTTCCGCAACCGCACCATCAAGGAGTAAAACTAGGGGCTTCGGCCCCTAAATTATTTTTGCATTTTTTTCACTTTTTTTGTTTTGTGTTATTGACTATTGAAGAAACTGCACTATATTTAATTTGTAAGGTTGATTGATAAGGATATTGCGATGTTAAAGAAAATAGACTTTGAAGGCCGGAGCAAGACAGAACGGAATGATTGCGTCGTTCGTGCGTTCACAATGGCAACCGGCAAACCCTATCAGGAAATTTACACGATGTTCAAAAAGGCCGGTCGGAAGCGTAATTGCGGAACACCGACCTCGATAAGTTGGCCGATTGCGGAACAGCTTGGTTTTGAACGGATCATGTTACCAAAGCCGATGACATTCAAGAAGTTCGCCGAAATCGCCCCAGACGAAATTATCGTCGGCCGGATCACAAGACACGCTTTTGCCATGCGGAAGAACGAAGTGCTCGACTACGGCGGCATCAAGGGTGGCAGTCGGGTGACTTGGTACTTCAGAAAAAAGCCGACCCCACAAATCGTTTACGACATGACCCCGAAGGGTCAGTACCTCTTGCCACTGTAAGGAGATTGAGATCATGGCGTGGAAGAAATCAACCACCACCAAGCACACCTGCGAAGGTCCGGTGTTCGGCCGCAAGACGGCCGGATGCCCACGGTGTGACGAGTTGCTTGCCGGTGCCGAGCCTGTTGGATGGTTCGACCGTGAGCAGCGCAAGAAAGACCTTTACGCAATCCGCAACCACTGTTGCGTCCGTTCAAACTGCGGTCCAGTTTGCACCTTTGGAGATTGGTAAAATGACAGTAGAAGAAGCAAATAAAATATCGGAATTGGTCAACAGCATTATCGTTTGGGGTGGCATGGTTGATCGGATGATGGCAACTGGACCTATCGACGTAGAAAAATTTGACCTTTTTGCCAGACGGCACAACGAAGCAGCCAGCAAACTTTTAGAAATGGGCATCGTGGTTGCCCAGTTTGGAAATCAAAAAACGGAGCAGAACAATGCAGCTTGAAGAAATGGCTTTTGAAACCCTCGAAGTTATTGCCAACGTCGTTTGCTTAGGCGTGTTTTTAGCAATGATTTTTGCTATTGCCGTCGGGGTCAACTGATGGTCACCTTGGCGCAATTTATCACTAAATACGAACTTAGCATCGACGACACCGCCATTCTGCTCGGTCGAACCAAGCGAACAATCTACAACTGGCTTGACGACACCTACCAGATGCCGGCATCCGCTCGTTTGCTCATTCGCGCATTGGATGAGGGAATTATCCCATTTGACTGGATTATAAAAGAAATCGAGGCAGACCGTGAACGTAATAACCATTGACGACCATTATATAGCCCTGTTTACCGCAACCTTCATTGGCGGTATTGTAATTGGATACATTGGATGCTTGCTGATCGAAAAGATCATCGGACCGCCAAAAAAGCCCTTAGACGGCTTTTAGGAACAGGGGTCGCTACTAGGGTAGCGGCCCCTATCTTCTTTCGGCCTGTATGGCCTTCTAAATCGGTTTTAGGCTAGGTCAAACGTATCGAAGATGCTCGTATCCTGATCGTCAATCCCTTGATGGGTTGAATGAATTGCCTCAAGCGGATCCCGTATATTGGTTCGAACGGCCATTACTTCCGCGCCAGGCCAGATTTCCTTTGCCTTGGCAATATCGGGAAACCCGTAAATCAACCGGCCAATCTCGTCGAGCGTATAGACTTTTGCCAACCGTCCTTCGCGACTGACGGCAAAGGCTTCGGCATTGGTTTTAACAATCGCCGCCACGCTGCCATCCGGCAACACCACTTCCCACACATCAGGGCTGATGCCCGTCTTGCCGGCGGCTGTCGCGGCTTGATCCAACGCTTGGTACGCCTTGACCATTCTGGCCGTCTCCCGCTTGACCGCCTCCAGATCGCCAAACCAGATGGCTTGGTTCGTAAGATACCTCTGCCGGTCGAACTTCTCCCGCAACTCGATAGGCACCAGCAACCGCAACCTGCCAACGCCATATTTCTGCTCCATCGCAATAACCGTCAAATCCATTTCGTCGACGTGCTCTTGTCCGGCAATAAACATTCCTGCCGACTGCTGCCATTGCGGCCCCGTCATTTTTTTCGCCATTTCAAATCCCCTCTAAACCAACCGACTGACAACGCGATACGAAGTGTGGCGGCGGAGACACCGCCAACATATACATAGTATATAGTTCCTCCCTCCGCCACCCTCCGCCAGTCTCCGCCAATGATTTCAATGACTTACAAGCGTACTTCCGCGGTCTCCGCCAGTCTCCGCAAAAGTCTCCGCCAATGATTTCAATGGCTTACAGGCGAACTTCCGCGGTCTCCGCCAATTTTGCGCCTGTATTTTTTGGCAATTTGCCACACTCGACCGCACGAAATTTCATACTTTTTTGCCAACTCATTAACGGACCTTCCTTGGTAGTATTGAATGATAATTTGCTCATCCCGATCAGGATTTTTGGACCCTGTTTTCTTGCGCGGGATCTTTTTTAACCCGTCCGGTAGCGGGCTGATCGGGTGCCAATGGGTAGGGTGTTTGACCGGTACGCCGGTATTGATGTCGACGTATACATTGAGCGCCGGCAGAAAACTGACCAGCTTAACCAGTTTCTTTTCTGCCGCGCCATCGATGACCAGAATGACCATCTTTTCCTTTGGCGCCGTTTCAATCGGTTGCCACGTCATGTCAACTCCTTATCGATCCTATCACTTTAAAACCATACTTTTTGGCTTTCCTGTCGCAGCAATCAATCTCGATGACTTTGTTGGTCTGCCACAATTCAAGGATGTCTTTTGCAATTTTATTGCTGCATCCGGTAATCCTGACAACGTGCCGGATGGCTTGATGGTGCGCGTTTTTAGACATCGCCCATCCTTTGCCTTCGTCAAACGCTTCCTGCATTTCGTGAAGAACCTTCTCTAATACCGTTAATTCAGGCCACACCGATTTTTCTTTTGGTCTGTCTTCGGCAAGAACTGCAACGAGCGATTCCTGTCCGGTAATG